TATAATAATAATAATAGATTATTCATAATAATAATAATAATAATAGGGTATATGTAATAATTAATGACATTACATAACATGGCTGTAATAATTACCGTTATAAGTGCTATAAGAGTCGCGAGACTCAATGAAATCGAGCCGATTATCTGAAATTATGAAAAAATATACAAAAATATTGAAAAATCGAAAGGAAGTGAAAAAATGAGAATTTTAGATTTATTCTCCGGTCTTGGTGGAGCGTCTGAAGCCTTTTTGAAGGCTGGTGATGAAGTTATCAGAATCGAAAATAATCCTCTATTATCTGAAATTCCAAATACTAAATTATTCGACATAAAGTCAAAAGAATTTGATAATTTTATTATGACTGAATCATTGATGAATCAACCCTTTGACTTAATTTGGGCATCTCCGCCATGTCTGGAATTTTCTATGGCTTACAATGCACCAAAATCAGTTGCTAGAAGAGAAGGAATTAATTTTAAGCCTAACATGGAATTAGTTTTACACGCCAAAGAAATAATTGATTATCTTCAACCGAAATATTGGGTCATTGAGAATGTTATGGGTGCCCAAGAATTCTTTAATCCGATTTTGGGTAAACCTATTCAAAATATTAATTCGTTTTATCTTTGGGGAAACTTTCCTGGAATACCAATGCCACCAAATTATCATCATCTTAAACATGATGTAGGCAGTAAAAATCCACTTCGTTCAAACCATCGTGCAATCATTCCTTTTGAGGTTTCTGAGTCGCTTCGGAGATCTATTATCGAGCAAAAAACCTTAGAGGATTGGATATGAAAATGACATATTATTCAGACGAAATATATAGAGGATTAGAGACATTTTGCGATATGTGCAACGGCCAATGGCCGAAGTGGTATTATCGAACTTCTAAATTAGACAAATACGCTAGTTATTGCATATGTGAACCATGCAAAGAAGAAATTGATTATGAGGTGAAATCATGAATCTAAGATGTTCAAAATGCCAGACGGTATTCTTAGTAAATTCTTTTGAAGATGTTAGAATTATTCAAGCCATGTCTTGTTCAGCTGGAGCCGGTCATAAATTAAGCGAGGTGGCATAATGTCAAGAATAATTAAGACGATTTCTCTTGATAAAGAATCGGACGAAATCGCTTCGAAAATGGGTAACTTTTCTAAATGGGTTAGAAGTCAATTAAAGGCCCATGCACATACAATTTCTTTCGAACATACAAACAAAGAATTATTCATGAAGCAAGGTATTTGTAATCCTAATAATTCGCCTAGATGTGCAATTTGCTTTCCTTATGGTAAACCATATACAGCCGATATTAAATTCTTCAATCAAGGTCTAATTACTAAAGAGAGACTTCAAGAATTGGCTAAAATTAGATATGAGGGAATAATAGAGAAACCTAAGCCAATTATTAATGAATCTGAGCCTTTAGACCCACCTATGAGCAAACAAAAAGAAAGAAAATATATCCGCCGGGCTTTGAAGTATATTTGGTCATTTATTTAACGACCGCCAAGCAAGGCATCAATATCATCTGGTATTCCGTTATTGTTCATATCAGAACCAAAAGAACCAGACGATGTTGAGGGATTAGCCGCATTGTTGTTGCCATCCCAATTTCCGAATGGGTTATCCCCACCAGATATACCAGAACCTGTTCCTTGACCCGTTCCTTGCCCGCTTGATTGGTCATTTGGTGGCAATCCTGACCCATCATATACGGGCGTCTCTACTATTCCGGGAATTTCAGAAACTATTCCATTAATTTCAATACTATTATCAAAATTTCCCGGTCTTAAACCTAGAATGTCAATTAAGAATCCTATCGATGATGTTATTGGTGATTCTTTCATTCAATCACTTCATCATCAAAACATTCTTTAGTTGCTGAAATTAAACCTACAACAGCAGTTGCTAGTAATATTTGATTAAGTAAATTATTCACTATTTCCACCAATCCCAAAGATTTGACCTACTCGATATATTGCTAATACTAATGATATGGACTGAGAAGGTGTTGTATTGTCAATTATGGCTTGCCCTGCTTCGTCTAAACCGTATTCAATGCCCTCGACTACTACTGAACCTGTTGTCGCACCTACAGCGGCTCCAATTGGGCCACCAAACAATAACCCGATAAGTCCACCAATACCGGCACCTACTAGATTCTGAGTTTCTAACCAATCAGCCAATTGAGAATTAGTCATATTGCTTGTAATATCTCTCCAATCTGGGTCAAGGTATCTATCCAGGAACAAACCCAAAGTAGCAAAGATTAGAGCCATAGCGGTATTATCTGAAATTAAAGAAATTACAGGATTAGCAATTTTATTAAATTGATAACTACCAGCTACATCAGAAACCAATTGTCTCTCATATGTTCCTAAAGTAATTCTATGTTCAATAACTTCAGAAGTTGGCTTTCTAGGCATTTCGATCAGATTCCTTTACCTGGATTTTCTAATTCAAGACCAAAGATAGCCGTGTTAATTTGAGTATTAATTACTCCTGTAGTTGGGTAAATTACTAAGTTATAATATGGCGGAACTATAATTGGAGAAATAATAGAATCATTTACTGTTACAGGAATAAATATATTTCCTTTCTTAAATGCTGTAAATAATCCGCCTTTAATACCGCCTGTTATGGGAATTATTCCATTTGCACCTCTTTGTGCATCGGTTCCTTCATTGGTTGCGGTTCCTGTAGTCCAGGAAGGCGGTGCTAAAGCCAATGTATAGAACTCATTTACATCACCACCCCAGAATGCACCACTTCTAATTTCAACAGGCTTATCACCCGCAGTAAAAGCAACGTAAGTATTGTATATTGATTGAAGTGGCGTTGATGACGCGGTATTGCTTCTAATTTGTCCGTAACAGTAATACAAAGAAAATCACTTCTCGCACATTCTCATTATTTCTCGCATTCTTTTAACGCCCATAAGTTCAGTATCATAAAGCAATTTAACCGCTTTTTTTACTGATGACTTTTCAGACATAGACATAATCTTGAATCTAGCCCTCGCTCTCTTACTTACAGCCATTTTAATCACGCATCAGTTCTAAATACTACTCTAGTGTTAAGTGCAATTGAAGCCATACATCTTTGATAAAGTCCAGTATCAACAGCTGGGTCATTTGGCGTTACTGAGCCAATCGGTGTTCCAGAACCGTTTAAGAAATAAATCGGTGAAGAGAAATTAGTTGCATTATTTCCGCCCATAGCGAAAGCATGAGTAACGGTTCGACCTTGAAGAGTCTCGCCGATACTTTGCCCTGTTAGGACTGATACGAGTTCATGTTCACCAGTCCCTGCAGGTGTTACACTAAAACAATGATATTCACCACTTGAACAAGCAACAGATAATCCAACTTCTCTATCAGCCGCAGTATTTGACATAGCGATGACTGAATCACCAGATACTAATTGTTTGGGATATGGTAAAGTTCCCGGTAAGCCCATTCCTGAACTAAGACCGGAAACAGGTAATGCTAGTTTAATTTTACCAGCACTTCTTACATAAGCGTAAGTCATATCATTTTCAGCGGAAACACCAGCCGACATTACAACAGCATTCTGTAGTGATTGAGTCGCAAAGGTTCCTGCTGGTTGAGCCGAACCAACAAAGTTTGCGTCTGTTTGAATTTCTCTTTCGACACCTTCTTGAAGCACGGTGTTTGATAATGGAACGACTGCCCCATTTCTCATTATTAATTGTGCATAACTATCAACATTTGCCATAATAATCACCTCACAATTTTATCCCGCTTCCAAGTAATGGACGCATCAAATTTTGATTTATATTATTTATAGGACGCCTCAAAAGACGCTTGCCGACATTAAAAGTTACAGCAGTCGTAGCGGCGGCGACACTCATTGGAATTATGTTTTTCTGAAGATTCATCGCCATTGTTGAAGTTGCTAATCCTGGACTTTGAACAATATCACTTAATGAAATTACATCAGCACCAACGGTTTCATATTCTCCAGATGTAGCAATAAAGTTTGAGGATAAGTCGGCTTTTGAAGAAATAAAACCCGCTATACCTGTTCCTGCGACCCCTCTTGAAAGAATTTCAGCATAGGTTAGGGATTCAAGGGCGTTTAATAATTTGAAGGATTTCCTTCGGCGTGTTCTAGTCGTTTTTCGGCGAGCCATTGAGTAGCCGGCGATCTCCAAGCCTTATTATTCTTGTTTTTCAAAAAGGCCCTTTTCATCCCTTTTTAATTCAATTCTTTTCGGATTCTGTTGATTTGTAGCCATATTTTGTATTAACCCAGCTATAGCGGCCTGAACAGGATTTATCGGTTCACCGCCCGGGGCGAGGCCGGTTGACTGAATTGCTAATGCGAGTTTTTCATCAATAGATTTCTCCAGATGCTCAATTTCTTCTCTTAGAAATGATTGAAGTTGAGATAAACCCCAAAGAATGACAAAAATCTCAATAATTGTGCAAATTGCTAATACAAGTTCCGGAACCATACCTTTCCCGGTCTTAAACTAGCCCTAAAAACTTTATTTTGCATCTCTATAATAATAATAATAGATTATTCATAATAATAATAATAATAATAGGGTATATGTAATAATTAATGACATTACATAACAT